GTTAGTACGGCTGTGCCAGATAGTGTTGTCAAGCTACGTAGAACTTCTTGATCGATCTCAGCTGTGATCTCTTGTGCAAGAGCAGCCATGATTTCTGCTTCGATGTCAATGCCTTGTTGGGCTTGTGCATCTTGAGCAGCTTCAAACGTCCAGCGAGCTGATAACTTACGTGTCTTAGCTTCAACTGTTTGTTTCAAGATCTGAATGCTCATTCTGTTACCAGCTGAACCTTCTTTGGCTGCTGTTGCATCAGCTCTGCCATTTGTGTTACCAGAATATCCTTCTGCAACCTTAAATGGTGATAGAGCTTCTTCACCAGCACTTGCGCTGTCGCCAGTACTTCCTGTATAGTTATCTGCATAACGTACACGTAGAGTATGGATTTGACCAACTGGGCCAGTCATAGGCTGGACACCTACCAACTCGTTAGCAATAACTGTTGGCATTACACGTCTAATGACGGGTAGAATAACACGGTTAAGTGTTGCGATATTGCCGGCGGATGTGGCTCCAGCAGTGGCACTCTCTGCCAAATACTTGCGGGTATTTTCTAGAGTAGTTGCCATTACTGAACGCTTGTTACCTTGAAGACCTTCTAAAAGAGCTTCTTTGGTTTCCGACCAGCGTGACTCGAGTAATTGTGACATTGTAGTTCTCCTTAAACTTTTAGTCCCGCAAGCCTGCGGATGTCAAATATTTCAGCGGTTCTTGATTCTTCACCACTGATTGATTGTGCCTGTTTGTTGCCTGTGATTTCTTTTGATTCTGTAAGTGCTTTTTTAACTGGTACTCCGCCATCCATTACAGCTGGTAAGTATTTGTCAAAAGCCCCGTGTAGTTTGTCAGTTTGAACAGATTCAAGTAATTGTTTCATTACTTGTTTTTTATCTCCTGCTAATGGATTTAGCAATTCGCTCATTGTTTCTTTGCGAGCTGCTTGATCTTTAACAATGCGTAATTCTGTTTCACGACTTTCAACTAATTTCTGTGTATCTGCAACAATCTTTGCTGCTTCTTCAAGTTCTTGCTCTTTTACAGCAAATGCTTTTAGAAGTTTAGCGGTTTCTGATTTCTCATTAAGATGACTTGCAGCGTATTCGCTGGCAAAACTTTCAAAAATTCTGCGACCAAAATCATTTCTACGAGCAGCTTCAATGTCTTCACGCAATTGATGCATTTCAGAACGTAGTCCTTTAGAGACTGTTTCTTCAATGATTTTTGCAGAACGAGCAACAAAATCTTTCTTGATAGCTTCAAACTTAGCCTTGCTTTCGCGAACCAATTTTACTTTGGTTTCAGCTAAATCTTTCTTATCTGCGTGGAATTCTGCGATTTCTTTCGCTAGGGCATCCACAATAAAAGATTCTAATTGTGTTACATTGTGTGCTACACGCTGGCGATCTTCATGTAATTCAGCCAGTTCTTTACGCAGATTGTTCATAACAAATGATTCCATTGCGGTAGAATCCTGTGTCATTTTTTCTGCATAACGTGCTCTGGCATCAATCAGTCCTTGACGGTCTTCGGCTAGCTCGCCTAGTTCCGCTTGTAGGCGGTCCGTTAGCATAGCTTCTACAGCTTCAACCATAGCAGACTTGTCGTGTTCGTACTTTTGTGCGAACTCTTCACGAAGTGTTGCGGTGACGTGGTCACGGTTTTCTTGAATTCTGCTTTGCCAAGCAGTTTCAATTTCCGATTTTATTTCTTCGGAAATCACATTGTTTTCAAACAATTGTTTTACGATGTCTAGCATGTGATTCTCCTACTGTTATTTGAGACCTCTGATGATTTTCACCAGATTCTCTGCTAGGTATTTCTGTGCCTTGGGGTCGCCTTGAACTTCTTTTGCCATTGTAAATGCCTTATATCCACCTGTTGTATTCATCAAGTGTTCGTATACTGGTGTAGGATAAGCTCCCGGGGCGCTAGGTTGTGCTACAATGTCTACAGTGATTATTTCAAATCCCTGAACATTTCCACTACCATCTACTTCGCCTGAGCCTCTGCTCGATACACCTAATTTTACTCCCGACTCCAACATGGTCTGTACTAGATTGCCCATTGGAGTGGGAATTATTTTTAGTTTTCCGTAGCCGTTAGGACCATCCATCCACATCTTGGTAATCATATGACTAACACGATCTAGATTGATTTTTAAATCCTGAGGATGATCTAACTCTCCGCAAACAGAATATCCACCAGAGATCTGTTCGTTGAGCGTTTTGACAGCCTTGCCAATCTCTTGAGAAGAATAAATTCGCTGATTCTGATTACGGATATCTCCTTGAATGCAGATACCGTTCAGATGCAGCGATTTTTTATCGCCCTCGCCTTCGCTCTCCAAGACAATCTTTGCCTGGTCAAAACTCAATTGTTCACTGAGGGTAGTTTTCACCATTGCGTCCTATTATCTACGGCCACGGAAAAGACTTGCTTTATCAACTGAACCGGAAGAACCACCTGCTCCGCTGAATTTGCCTTCAGCTTCGCCTTTCTTCTCTGCACCATGACCTGGCTCTTTCTTAGAGAAAGCACCACCTGCCTTGCCGCCTGGAACGTTGATATTGCCTGCGTTATCTTCTTTTGGGTTGCCTTTAAATAGGCTAGAACCCTTTAGATGTCCTTGATTTGCATAAGTTGCTGCATCTTCTTTGCTTTGTGCAATGTTAGAAGCTGTGCCGCCCATGTCGTTTTTTCCTGCTACAATACTCTTTGTGTTGGCAGGACCTGCAGAGCCGCCTGTACCAGAGAATGTGCCTTCTGCACCACCCTTCTTCTCTGCACCATGGCCACCTGCAACTTTTTCTACGTACTCACGAACTGTGGCTAGATCGAAATCGTCTTTCATTTCGTCTGGTGGACCCATGTCATCACCCATGTCATCACCGTTCATTGCGTCAAATTTTGCCTGTAGTTCGTCTACAATAGCATCTAGATCCTGGAACAACTCTTCTGGGGCTTTATCTCCCATTTCATCTTCTTCGCCACTTAGCTCGCTTTCTAAGTCGTCAGTTGGATCACCACCCATCATTTCGTCATCGCCCATTTCGTCATCGGCTTCAATGGCAATATCTTCAAAACCTTCTTCCATTTCTTCGTCATCTACGGCTTCGTCGACTTTGTCTTCGTCTTCTTCATCTACAGCTTCGTCGACTTCTTCTTCGTCTTCTTCAGCGGCTTCGTCTAATTCTGCATCGATGAGATTTTCATAGATCTCACGAGATTTCGCAACTACGTACTCGTGGAATAATTCTTCTGCTTTAGCTTGATCGTCATTGACCAGGCTTTCGAGCATCTGCTCTAGTTTACTTTTATCTGACATGTTTATTCTCCTTAAAGATGATTTGGCTGTCGTGCTTTATTTACAACAGTTGTAATAAAACTGTGTTAAATGGTAGTTTTTTGATTGATTTAGTTATTGTAAATAACTTCTGGGTAAATTAATTTAAATTCGTGATAGTTAATATGTTTAAGATTAGGATGTTGATACCCTAATTGATCAGGCACAAATGCACCATCTTCAATAACTCTAACAAACTTGATCTGTCTAAATTCTTTAATAACTTTTTCAGTTTGACTTAGCCAGTTTCCGTGGAATGTAGGAGCATCTGTGCTTTTCTTGTAGTTGAATGTGTCTGCATAGACATTATTGAACTTTCCACCAACTCCTTGATAATCAAATCCTAATATATAGATAGTTTGATAAGTGTGTGTACTGGCAAACCATAATGCCGTAGGGCCACTACTCCACCCTTTGTGCGGGCTAAAAAAATTGATATTTGTTTTTGATGACACACCTTTGTTGGAATTAGTCCATACTTGATGTGTTCGGTGATAGCCTGAAGCTATGATTTCATTTACCATTTTGACATCAACTGCCACTAGATAATCTGGAACAAATTCGCGGTACAAGGCATTACACCCGTATATTACACCGCGTTCTTGAAAGTTTCTAGGATCTACGTTTAGTCTGCTTTTGCCGTTGCCTAGTACAAAAGCTACATCACTCCGCTGGCTGCGCGGCTTCAACTGGTGTTCCATACATTTGTCTTATGAATTCTTGTTCTGACTGTTCTTCAAATTCGTGTGCTTCACTTTGTTGACGCAATTGATTTATTTGTCTAAGTGTTAGTCGAATTTTTCTAGTGTCGCTTTTTTTAACCACAGAAGAATCTCTGGAGCTGTCGTATCTACGATCAACTGCAAAATCATTGTTGTTGTCGTTGAAATATAAAAATTCTAATAGGAGCATATTGTATTTATATTTTAGACTGCTGCAGGTGCGGCTTGCTCGTCGGGTGCTGCTGCCTGTTGTTCAGCCGCAGCAGCCATAGCTGGATCAGCTTCTTGATCTTGTGCTGTGGCTTCTGCTCCTAGACTGCCTGGTGTAATGCCTATACTACGCATTTCACTACTAGCATCAGCAGCTGGTTTTAGATTACCACCGTTTTCTTCTCTCCACATACGCTCGTTTTCTTTGATTTCTTCTTCGGATAGTCCTAAGAATCTCTTAAGAGCAAAACGCTTGCTGAGATGCGGCATTTCTTGAACCTGCGAAAATATTGCTGCTCTGGTAGTGTCTAGTTCAGCCTGTCGATAGGCTGCAAAATTCTGTGGCTCGTTGAATTTTAACTCGAATAAACTGGAATCAATGTTGATGCCATTGTTGTTCATCCAATATTTGAATTCAACATCAAAAGTTTCTACTACCATGGCCTGTAGACGTTTACAGTATTCATTGAATCTCAGTTCTTGAATATATGCTGTGCCCACTTTACCATCTGCTAGACTGTTCGGAGCTTCATCAACTGCTGTAGGCAAATATGCACTAGGAATTCTTAAAGCACGGAATAATTTGTTAGTAAAATAACGTAGGTCAGTAATTTCGCCCAGGTTAGTGCCACCTGGTAGTGTTTCTACTTTTGAACCACGACCTTCTGCTGTCTGCGGGAAAAAATAGTCTTCACTTGCGCTAAGTGGATTATAACTGGCATCAACCATGTTTTGACCACCGCCAGTGCTACTAGGAATGCGCCTTTGTTGTATTTCGTTTTTGACACGTTCAACAAAACTCATAGCCATGTGTGCTGGCATATTTCCAACGTCCACGTAGAAAATACGTCTTTCTGGAGCACGTTGTATACGATAGATGATGATAGCATCTTCAAGCAATTCTTTCTGTTTGTATACCTTAAACACTGATTCTAACAAACTGTTGCCAAATGGATAGTTGTTGTCTAAGCCTTCGCTGAGTGTGATGTGTACCACGTGTTTGGCATCTACTGTAACTTCATTAGTTTGATTGTGAAATCTAGTGCCTGGTGGTTGAGCTGCTGCACCAACCATTCCACGTCCGAATCCGCCACCGCTGGTATAGCTGCTTGTGCCGCTGGGTGCAGTGTTAGTTGTGTTGTGAGGAGTGGTTGCAATTAATTCTTTAAAATTAAAATTAATATCTTTAATCACATACTGTTCAGGTATTTTGCCTTCACTTTCATTGACAATAATTTTTGTAACTTTGGCTGCATCTACAAACAACCATTTTTGTGTTTGCGGATCTCTAACAAAAAAACAATCTCCGTATTTGAATGTATTCCGCACAATTCGAAATATTCTTGTTTCAAATTGTTGTTGTTTTGTCCACTTTTGAAGACTGTCTTTTAACAATTTTACTTCTGTTGAGGTAGGTTTGCCTTTGAAGTAAAAATGAAATGGTGTAGCATTTTCTTTGTCTTTTTGTGTGCAGAATTCTGCAAGTATGTCTAGCGCAGCATTGACTTCTGAATCCATGTCCATAGTGTCATACTGCATATATCGTTCAACACGATTGGGACTTCCTGCATAAACATCTGGTAGAAAACTGGAGTAGTTTGCATGGGCTGGACCTGGACGACCGCCGCCGATGGGACTCATAGATCCTGTTTGATTTTCTATTTTTACCGGTGTAAAGTACTTTTTCCAGCTCATTGTTCTTCCAAATTATACAGGCGATTTAAACATATCACCAAAACTAAATCCTTTTTGCACACGCAATTGATCACTGTTGATATTAGCCAATTGACCGTTAATGGATATTAGTTGATCCATCTTGTTATTTAACGAAGATAGCAATGATACCGAATCTTCTTGACCAAGTGATTGTTTGCCAGTATCACTAGCTTCTGTAGTAGAAGTAGATTCTTGTGTTGACATCTGCAAATCTGTTTTTTGTTTGGCATTAGTTTCTAATCCCGAAACGCTGCCAGCAACATTATCCATAACAGATTTATAGTCTGGCATTTGCATTGAAGATTTGCCACCTCCTGTTACGGCAGTTTGAATATCATTAAGATATGACGAAGGATCAAATCCAGATTGTTGACTCAATTGATCTAGTACATTTTTTCCTAAATTGCTAAAAGTTACAGGTATTTTTTTACCGTCGGGTA